ACAAGGAGAACCGGGGAAACTGATTGGCTCATTGAGGGCGCAGGTTGAATGCGCCATGGTCTTCAATGGGCACACACACGAATCACTGGCGCAGATTGATGCGGTCACTATGTCCCGCATCACCACGATGTATGCGGACGGCATGGTGGGCAACTTCCAAATCCTGACCATTCTTGGGCAACTGACGGCTGGCGTGTTCAATTACATGAGGCCCGCCAACACGCCTGATTACAAACTCGCCAGAATTTTGGGGGTTGCGTATGATTACATTGTTCCACCGGCCAGCCCGGAATCACAGAGGGAAGCGGCAAACAATGCGCTGAAATTGTTTATGACCACTGCGCCCGGGTTCAGCGAAAACTTATTCAAGGTGAAGAATGGCTAATTTCATTGGCAGACTTGGCGTGTTGTTGGGCTTGGACAGCGCGGAATTTCAAAAAGGAATTCAGCAAGCAAGCCGTCAGCTTGACACGTTTGTTGAGAAGGCCCGCACCACGGCGGCGGTAGGCGCGACCGCGTTTGCGGCTATGGCGTACCAAGCCATGAAGCTGGCAGACGAAATCGTGGACACGGCCAAAGCCAACGACATTGCCGTTGATTCAGTTTTGAAGTTGCGCAACGCATTGGCCCTGAGCGGCGGGGACGCGGAAAGCGCGGGCAAGCTGTTGTCCACCTTCACGGCCAACATCGACAAGGCGGCTGAAGGTTCCTTTGAGGCGCAAAAAACATTGAAGGGGCTTGGCGTATCGCTGCAAGACCTGCGGACAATGAGCATTGACGAGTTGCTGAACAAAGCCTTGGGCGGCTTGGCAAAAATGGAAGACCCGCTCACGCGTAACGCCAAAGCAATGGAGCTGTTTGGCAAAGCGGCCAAGGGCGTTGACTTTTCAAGCCTCAACCAAGAAATGGAAAATGGTGCGGGCGTCAGCGCGGCGCAAGCCAAAGCCATTGAGGACGCGGCGGCAGCGTATGACTCGCTGGCGCAAGCGGGGCGAGATTTCAACGTGATGCTTGCGACCGAACTTGGCCCATCTATCAAAGCAACGGTTGACTATTTGGGCGGCATGAAGGAAATCATGTCAGGCGCGGGCACTGTTTTCAGGACAGTGTTTGAAACAGTTGTTGTGCTTGGCAACCGAGTGGTTGGCACGTTTGAGGCTATTGCAAGGGAAATCGGGCACACCTTTGAAAATGCCAAGCTGCTTGCCAAGTTTGACTTTGCTGGTGCGCGGGCTTTGAACCAAGCCTATGAAGCAAAGAACGAACAGAAGGCGCGTGAGCTTGAGGAGTTTGAGCGGCGCGTAATGGGCGGTGGCGGCGGGCGCGGCGGCGGGGTCAGTGATTTTGTTGACCCAAGACTTGCTGGCGCAAAACCAGACGCACCCACAGGGCCAAAACGAACCGTCAAAGAGGGCGTTGACAAAGAGGCCTTGGCAGAACAGCGGCGACTAAAAGCAGAAGCGGACGCGGCAAAGAAAAAAGCTGATGACGAGGAAAAGAAACGGCAAGCAATTATTTTGCGCGGCATTGGCGTGGAGATGGAACAGCGGGAGGAAGCAAACCGCCTGATTGCCGAGCAGGAATCAATGTATCAAAAGGGCAACGTGGCCCAAATTGAACGTCAGCAACTTGCCAGCATGGAAATTGACCGAGCCAAAGAGATGCTTGAGCTTGTGTTTCAAGGGCGCAATATGCGCGGTGAGGATTTGCAACTTGCGCAAGAACTCAAGACGATTGAATGGAACAGGCTTGACGCCATAAGAGCCATCAATGCCAATGAAACCCTTGACCGTGAGGCGCGTGCGGCGGCGTTGCAACGAGAAAACGAACTTGCTCAAAAGTCTGTTGACCTTGCCAAGCAGCGCAACGAACTGACAAAGCAAACCCGTGAGGGAACTATGTCAGAAGGATTTTTCAAAGCAATGGCGGACGCAGCCCGCAACGCCTCAACAGAGTTTGAGCGTGGTCAGCAAGTGTTTGGCAATGTCATGTCTAGCATGGAAGCGGCCATTGACAAGTTTGTTCAGACCGGCAAATTTGCGTTCAAAGATTTTGCGGCAAGCATCATCAGATCATTGATTGCGGCTGAAATGAAAATGCAAGCAATGCAAATTTTTCGCGGCGTTGTTGGTGCGGCAATGGGTGCATGGTCTGGCGGCGGGTTTACAAACGGCGCGGGGGGCTATGAATTGGCCGGGTCTTTGGGATTTGCTGACGGTGGACGCCCGCCATTGGGTAAAGTTTCAGTTGTGGGTGAGCGAGGCCCGGAACTCTTTGTGCCCGACCGAGCGGGAACAATCATTCCCAACCATCAGCTTTCATCTGCGCTTGGCCAAAGTCAGCCCCAAGTTGTCTACAACGGCCCGTACATCGCAAACATGAGCGCGATTGACACGCAATCCGGCATGCAGTTCCTGATGCAAAACAAACAATCCATTTGGGCGGCAAATCAGTCCGCTCAAAGGTCATTGCCAGTGAGTAAGTGATATGAGCCTTCAAACCATCTTGTCCATCTGTGAAGCCGTTGGAATCAATGACCAACGGTTTGTCGGCCAGACACTCAGCCGCAACCAAAAAATTATCACCTCAGAAGTGTTAACGGTTGTGCCGTTTGTGTTTGACCTCAAGCCAATGAACTATCTGCTGTACTCGCAGAACCGAGGGACGCTGAACGGCTTGCGTGTGCCAGACCGCGCACTTGAGCAATACCTGACATTTGGAACAACCGGGTGGCTGAACTATGTCAAATATCAAGGCGACATGACCTCAGCGCAAATCAGCGCGTGTCGATGGCAAACATCCAGCGCATTGAAGTCTTTGGTGCTTGGTTCGTTGCCCTCAATTTCCTCAGCGGCTTTTCTTTTCCGTGTTGGTGACTTTGTTCAGTTTGGCCGGTACACCTACATCGTGACAGCGGACGTGCTGCGCGGCGCAAGCCCAACAGTTGTTGTCCCTGTGCACCGCAACCTGATTGCGCCAACGCTGTCCACCATTCCTTTGGTTGCGGGCCAGTTTGGAACCACCACAGGCTTCACGTCAACATACACTGGCATCACCTTCCCGGTGATTCTGCGCGAATACCCGACATACACGCTTGTGCCAATGACCAACGATTCATTCATTCAGTGGAATGGGACGTTCAAGGCTTTCGAAAGCGTCCTATGAACAACATCACGCCAGTACAAAACACCAACAACATCCGATACGCGGATTTTGTGCGGATTATTTCGCCTGACGGGACGTACCTGCTCACAACGGCCTCATACGCCATCACGGTTCCTGCTGTGTCTGCGACCGCTTTCACTGCTGCAAGCGTCTTGATGAAAGTTGGAGATGTTCAGCGGGACATTAAGTCAACGGCCAATGAAACAACGGTGTCCTTGTCCGGGATTGACACATCAACACTTGGGTTTGTGTTGGGTCAAAACATCAAGGGTTCCAAGATTGAAATGTGGCACGGCTTTTTTAACACCAGCGGTGCGCTCATTACGACTGGCGGCACTGGTGGGTTGTACCAATTCTTCAGCGGGTACATCACCAGCTTTTCAATCACTGAGAACTGGATGGAGGAAGTCAAAGCATATTTGGCGACCATCACGGTGTCAGCGTCTTCAACGCAGTTGATTTTGCAGAACCGTATTGCCGGACGTTACACCAACAACAACTCATGGCAATTCTTTGCCCCCGGAGACACCAGCATGAATCGTGTTGGGTTCATTGAAACAATCAACTATTACTTTGGCAAAGATGCGCCCGCTGATTCGTGATGCTTCACCGCACGACATTCCTGCGCTGTTGAATATGCTGCGCAAATATCGCGCCAACATGCCATACGGGTTTCTGCAAGACGCGGATGACGCTGAACACGTCACGCAGTTGCTCACCAACCTTATGGCGGGGCACGGGATTGTTCTTGTGGCCGAAACAGACCAACTGATTGGTTTGGTTATGGCGGGCATCATGCCAAGCCTTTGGTCACCAAAGCACTTTATGCTGACTGAGTTCGCATATTGGGTTGAGCCAGAACACCGTGGCGGCACTGCCGGGTATCGCCTGCTCAATCAATACCTTGAGCAAGGCATCAAACTCAAAGAAGATGGCCGCGTGTGCCACATTTTTTTGAGCAAGATGGTCAACAGTCCAGACCTCAGTTATGAGCGTTTTGGGTTTCGCAAACTTGAAGAATTTTGGGTGATGTAAATGCCGGGAACAATTATTGCCACAGCCGTTTTTGGAGCCGCAGCAGCCGGAACATTTGCTTATGTAGCAACGGCGTTTGCCGTCAACATCGTTGCGTCCACAATTATTTCAAAGGCTTTTGGCCCAAAAGGTTTGAGTGATTCGGCCAGCCAAGCACCCAACCCCGGCAACAACCAGCAGCTTGGGCCAGCGGGCGACAACAAAGTGCCTGTCATTTATGGTTCCGCATTCACGGGAGGCATCATCACAGACTTGTCTATCACCAGTGACAACCAGACAATTTATTACGTGCTTACCTTGGCGGA